CACGCTGGGCGTGTTCCAAAAAGAATGCCAACTCTCTCTTTACCTCAACTAGGTTTAGAGAGTCCAACTGCTTGTATCTGAGAGTATCCATTTGTGTATCCTTTCTAACTACTATTATCTAACCATAGGGGTCTGACATTTATGGGACTTTTTTAGCGTGTTTCGTAGATAGTTATCATTCTGTTACATTTGGGGCCCGAGCCCCTTCCAGGGTAGATGTCAAGCGACACGCCGTATCTATATAGAAACTACAATATCAAGGAATGGGATCGTCATTGTATATCCTGCCATTAGAACCTTGACATACAGGTAAGCAACAAACAGGGCACCTGTTACTGATATCGCTACTCTAGTCATTTACTTAGCACTAAACATTGCTAGACCCATGAAGGTAACGGCTACCCAAAGCAGAATGTCTACTAGCATTAGTTAGTCTCCTCATCCATTAGCATTATGTCAATTAGTTCAATTAGGTATTCTAGTTCTTCAGTAGTCATTAGTTGGCTCCAATGTTGAAGATAGAGCCATCTGCAAACTGAATGCGGTATCCCTGAATGGCACTGTTCCAATACAACTTGGTGTAGAAGCCAATAGCCTCTGCCTTGTGCTCAGGGTCGAAGCCAAAGGTGGTTTCAGTGTTGTCGTTGTTTCTGATTGTTACTAGCATTTGTTTCCTTCTTTCTGTATAGTCATACTCTATCAGTATTGGCAGACATTATGCAAGTCAGACACGGCATAGTAGGTAACAAATTTATAACATTAGGGTCGTACGGGTGTGTGCGGACTAATCCTGGTTATTTTCTGTGTGTGAGGATGTATCGTACATCTTTACAAAATATTCAGATTTTTGTCAATTTGAAAATTTTTTCAGATTTGGTCAATATAAGATAACGTTTTGGTAACGAAAAGGGTATGCTACAATAAATCCATGAAGATCATACACAAAATGACATGTGGCTGCAATGACAAGTGTCCATGCAAGACACAACCAGAGTAATTAGTCTGTAACCTTTTCCCACATACGGATATCAGTAATAGTCATTCTGATCTTGTTGGCGGTATCCTCATCTGGTGCTTCAATAATCAAAGTTCCATTAAACAACTCTGTATCAAATGTAACAGTCTGTCCATTTTCTTTATAAAAGTCTAGTGCAAAGTCTGCTTTAGCCTGGTATTTAAATTCCATAATAGTCTCCTAACTAATTTTCGGGGGAATCAAGTCTTCTTGAATCGTAAAAGTCATCCTGACTAATCGATAATACTAACAATATTCTCATTGGTCAAAGTATCCAGGATCTCTTCCTGAATCTTGAACAACTGTGGTCTTACCTGATCAGCCATAGCCATAATAGCAGTAGGGTCCATACCAGCTGACTGCATAGCTTCCTGATTATTCTTTTCTGCAATAGCTACCATCTTAGCTACAATCAAATACTTATCCATTACCATTTTCCAATCGGACACTCCGCTTGTTTAAGCGTACTTTTTAGTTTCATAAAGCAACCACATTTGCGACATTTGACAAGTCGTTTGTCAAACCATTCGCATGTATTGCATATGGCTAGTCGGGATTCGATTAGCTCTTTATCAGACCTAGGTTGGTTTGGATCAAATAGATCAAAGAATGTTACGTCTCCCATGGATATATTATATCATAAGGTGAGGTTTGTCAATACCTGGCATATTTAGGATACTTGCACATAGGGCACGGGACGTGGGGAGGGTGCAGGGTATCTCTATATACCGCCGAATTAATTTAGCGAACGCTTTATGAGCGACTCAAATACCGCTCGTTTTAAAAGCGAAAGATCTATTTTTGCCGAAGCTTCATACTTGTCTATTTCTTCAAGTGCCAGTAACGTAAGATCTTCTCTAATATAGCCTAGTCGCTCGTAAAAGCTATTTAGATCCTTTTCTTCAATGTGTGGCCCATCGCAGTCCCAGCTGCTTACACAGAATGGGCAGATGTACTTACCATCATTCAGTCTCATCGATAAACCTTATCCCTTCGAGATATTGTTCTGGTAGCACATCAAGAATCAGATGGATTCTATTTTCGTTACCATCATTCTTTACACCATGGTAGTTTATATTATTTAGTTCATACAGTCTTCCAGCGTATAGGTGCCTAACATCTGCTCCTGCAGAAAATGTAACATATGGATTTGTCTTGATTGGAACATGGAATCTTCTAGACAAATACAGCAGATCCGATCTATCCTTATGTGGACGGATTCGACTTTTTGGCTTTAGGCTAATAAACTCTGCACGAATTAATTTTCCTGCAGCAAGTTGCTCAACTTTATTTATGAGTTGATCAAGCTCAATCTTTGCAGATTCGTTATTAAGCTTTTTAGTCGTAATGCAATCTCCTGGCATGCCAATTCCATGAGCATAGTCTAAGGCTGTTAGCTGAATTGCGAAGGTATCTTTATGTGTCTGGAATGTGTCTTGCCTAGTAGTATCAACTAGCCATTCGTTATAATACGAAATGACTTCATCTTGAATGCTTGATACCTCTACCTCGCCAAAATCTTCAAAGTTCCATGGCTCACGCTTGTTCCTTAAGGTACTCATACACCTCCAAGTCAAATGAGTTTAATTCTGTTATTAATTCGAAGTATTTAGAAGTTGTGGCATCCTCAATTTCAGATGACTTATTAATCTTAATATCGTTGTAGTTAACTTTGTAAAGCTCAGATATCTTTTCATATTTTTTGTTATCAGAATAATCTACAAGATATGTATTATTTTTTTGTATAATATCTACAAACATATCTAATGTATTGCATTTTGTTTCAACATACCACCCAGATTCTGCAACTTCTTTTAAGTCTGTTATCATTTCGTTATATTTAGAAACATCCATTGTTCCAGTCAAAAACTTAGAGTTCATGTTTACAAAATTTTTGATCTTGTCTGTCTTCGCATATTCTTCTATTAGCTCATCAAGAGATAGATGATTGTAAAGATTGTCCCTCATGTAGTTGATGTAGCTAAATGTAAGTTCAACTGGATTTCTATATATTGCAAAATTAGTATCAAAGTCTTGAATAAAGTTTGTTGCAAAGTGGCCACTTACATATTCATACTCAGACATGCTTTGTGGAATTGGCTCTCTATGTCCAACAAACATTGACATATCTGTCTTCTTTATCATTTGCTCTCTGATAAATACTCCGCTGGTCCTGGGTATATGAAGGTGGTAGATTGACATACTACATATTGTATCAGAAATCAAAAAAGCAACTATAATTGTAGTATTATGTCAATAGAATCCTGGATCGGTATTATTGTAGGAATTACTACTATCATCACATCAGCAGGATTGGGAGTACGTTGGCTAACAAGACATTATTTCGACGAAATTAAGGCAGAGCTAAAACCAAATAGCGGATCAAGTATGAAAGATCAAGTAACAAGACTTGAATTAAAGCAGCAAGAACTTGAAAAGAAAATGGATGTACAGCACAATAAGCTTGAAAAGAAAATCGACAAGATGTTTGATGCATTAATCGATCACTTGTCTTCTAAATAAATAATATATATAATATATCTAAGCACCTATATACCTAGATAACTAGATACATTTCTAGCTAGATATATTTATTTAATTAATATATATACTACCAAACTCTGATCCGTTGTCAAGTCTTATTTTGATAACACTTTTGTAACAATTGTATATACTACTTATAACAACCCTTTATTTACTTGACTTGTTACAATTCTGTTATCTTGAGTTTTATTTTCTGATATAATTTTATATGCTAGTGCTCAGGGTAGTCTCTCATACCCACCATCCTGGGTACTAGCTTTTTTATTTATTATGGTTGTATAATATATCTATGTCTTGTTCTCCTGAAATATTTGGTGCTAATCCTGCAAACATTAAATGGCAGGTTGTTAGAGGTGATACCTCATCCTTGCGTATTGAATTCTTTGAAAATGACGAAGTAACTCCCTTTGACATCTCTGATTGGGAGTTTGCTTCTACTACCTACGACTTCCGTGGAGATGTTCTTGACGAGCTAGAAACTGATGCTGGAAATGGCTATGTAGATATTACTGCTTCATCAGAAATCACAGGTTTTTGGGGTACTGGATACTCTTCCACAGTTGCAGAGCTAGCTTTTGATCTTCAGGTAACAATTGACGATACAATCTGGACACCAGTTATTGGTACAATTACAGTTCTTGGAGATGTTACTGGAGGAAGTCTTTAATGCCAGTTATTAAAATTTCTAACAATACCCCTAATTTAGCACCAATAGTAAAAATTAAGGGAAAAGTTTTTAAGACTTCTAAGTAGGAGAACAGTGTCAGTCAGCAAAAGCATGGATTTTCCATCTAGCAAAAAGGCTGGATATGCTCAAGTGGCACAACAATCTCAAACATCAGACCCTACAGTCTCATACATACCAGTTCCAGGTCCACAAGGTCCAATAGGAGATCCTGGATCACAAGGTCCACGTGGTGAAAAGGGTGACCGTGGAGAGAAGGGAGATCCTGGTCCTGCTGGAGATCCAGGAAAAAATGGCAAAAATGGTCAAGATGGAAAAACTTATTTACCAGTTTATAATCAAGATGCTGGTTGGGCTAAATACTATTCTATGTACCCAGAAGGGGTTCCTCTAGGGGCCACACGTGGAGCAGATGGGTGGGTTTCGCTTTCGATTATTAATGTAAATTCTATAGAAAAATATTTGCCACGAAACTCAGTTAGTCTTTATAATGAAAATACAAAAAGGCTTAATTTCAAGAATTTAGAAGTTGGCTCTCAGGTAGAAATAACATATATATTTGAAGTAGAAACTTTATCAAACAACACAGAGCTCTGGTGTAGGACATATTTGCCAGGAGCAGAGGACAGCGTTACTTCTTTGGTCGGTCTCTTGAAGTATCAGTACTCATATGAAATATCTGTAACACACAAGATATTTATTGAAAAAGAAACATATAGACTTAATGGAGCAGTTCCACAGCTAAGATCTGATATGGATGCAATAGCAAAGTTGTTATCTGTGTCAGTTTCTGTATCTTAGCATGCTATAATAATAATTATGGCATTTCCAGGAACTTATAATATTAACTACTATCAGGGTGACCTGTATGAGTTTAACATCTATCCAAAGGACTCTACTGGGGCTCCTTTTAGCTTAAGCGGATACTCTGTAAAGTTTTTTATTGCAACAACACGACCAGCTGGGGCTACCCAGTATGAGTGTCTTGCAAGAATAGAGAATGACTCCGTTATTTGTCAAATTCCTGGCGGTATTGGTAAACAGCTAGTGCCTGGCACAACCTATCAGTATGATGTGCAGATTAAAAAGTCAGTGTCTGGCGGTCCTGATAAAATCTATACACTTTTAAGTGGTCAGATTTCAGTAACTGCAGATGTAACTAGGATGTCTGGTGACTAATGGCTGAAGTAATCCTGTCTTCAGATGATCTAACTGTTCTGGGTGGTCCAGCATCAATTAGTCTAGATATTGACTTTGGTCCTCAGGGTGACCGTGGAAGTCTTATCCTATATGGCCTGGGCAAGCCAGACGATGTAGTATTGCCAGAAACACCACAGGTTTACGATTCGTATATTAATTTGTTAACTTCTGATGATGAATACCAGTTTATGTATCAGTTTATAGCTGGACCAAGTAATGGAACTGCTGTGTGGACTAAGCTTTTTAAGCTAACCCCGAACATATACTCTGAAAATCTTACAAGAACGTTTGTTGCTGGAGAAGCAGACATTAATATCCCACTCACGGCTATAGTTCCAGCTGATCTTATTGGAAACTATACCGCTGAAAATTTTAATGTTCAGGTAAATATTCTTGGAACATCACCAGTCTCCGTGGCAGTATCAGTTTCTGAAATTGAAATTGTAAATAACCTAGTTTCTTTACCAATATCGTTAAACGCTATTGAGTATTCAGAATCAGAGTGGGCATCCGTAGAAGGTCAAAAAACAGTTCATTTGCTTATTACTGTGGTATAATTTGAAGTGGTGATAAAAAATGGCTTCTGAAAGTATTGGCTCCGTATACCCGACACAAATTCCAGGGTACGATGATGCTGCTGACATACAAGCAGCTCTGAAGCTATATCACTATGGAAGTTCAACACCTCCAGCAAACGAAGCTGCCTTAATTGCAAACTCTGTTGCAGGACATATTAAAGCTTTAGACACCAGACTAGATGCTGTAGAGTTAACTGGTATTGGATCAGACTATTCGGCTACAGAGCCAACCTCACCAGAAAATGGTTTTATTTGGGTAGATGCAGACAGCGTTGTACCAATAATTGAAAACCCTACTTGGCAACTTCTTGACTCTGGAACTCTTTCTGGCTCTTCTCTTTCAGTTACTGGAATTTCTGGAGAAAAGTTCTACGTTGTCTTAAAAGACTGGACCCACTCGAACACGGGCAGCGAGCTTGGTCTAGTAATTAGATTTAATTCTGACTCAGGACCTAACTACGTAAACACTGGTGGTCTAATATCTGCTTCTGGACTATCATCTCCAACATTTGCTAATACTGCAACCCAAGACTTAACTATTGAGGTGGATCTGTCAAATACAGCAGCTTTTTTAAAGCCAGTATCAACTATTGCAGATACTAGCGAAGGTCCATATTTTGGATATTATAAGAACACAAATGAAATTACTTCAGTCCAGCTAACACTTTCTGGATCAGGAAATTTTGATGGCGGAGACTATCAGATTTGGAGCTATCAGGCATGACAACTATTTCATCTAACTCAAAAGTAGCCTACATTTATGACGAAGCTACGGATACCTGGTATCCAACTGCTGGTCTTGCTAGCACTTCTGCAAACTATTCCTGGACTGGAATTCATAACTTTGCTGAAACAGTATCTTTTGAAGAGTCTATTGTTGCAAGAGGTGGGGTTAATAATTTTCAAAACCCAACTGCTCGTGATGCAGCAATGACTGCACCAGTTGCAAATGGAACCGTTGTATTTGTTAGACAAGATAATAGTGGAAACACCATTAACCAAATACAGTATTATTCTGGAAGCAGTTGGGTAAACTATGACAATGTTGTTATCAACGAAAAAACTTTATCCTATACAGTCGCAGCCTCTGATGTAAATAAAATGATTAGAATGAATAGCTCTTCAAACCTAGAATTGCTTATTCCAGCTAACTCTGTAGCAAGTATTCCAGTGGGTGCCAGACTTGAGGTAATCCGATATGGCTCTGGAGAAGTAAGCATTGTTCCTGTCTCTGGATCTGGTGTGGTAATTAGAAGTAAAAACAATAACGCAAAAATTTCTACACAATATTCTGGGGCAATGCTAACAAAGATTGGCACTGATGAGTGGCATTTGATTGGTGATTTGAAGGCATAGGGTGATGCAATGGTAAATGCATTTGGCTACTATGCATCTTCAAAAGGAATGGTCCTAGTTCCAGATATCTCTGGGCTATCGTCATCTGCTGCTATATCTTTACTACAATCTTCTGGATTGGAATATTCACTAGGTCCTGATGTTAATACATCAAATCAGTCTTTAGATAATCTTGTTGCTTCTCAGAATCCATCAGCAAATACGCTTGTTGACTATGAAACAACTGTTGCTTTTAGTTTGTATAATTATGTGGTTACCCCTACCCCTACACCAACACCTACACCAACCCCTACACCAACACCAACCCCTACTCCTACTCCTGCACCTAGCCTACCAACGCCAACATTCCAGCTTGAATCAACAGGAAATGCCGCTGGAGGAAAAAGGTATGTTAATGTATATTTGACTAATTATAATACCTATGATGCCCTTGGAGGAGTCACATTTTCACCACAATGGACCAGCTTTGAAAGCACTTATCCAGAGTACTATAGGGAAGGAACCCCAAATACAGATGTAACAATTGAAGTAACGGTTAGCAAGTCTGGATATTCAAATGCAACTGGAAGTATAACTGTAAATTATGGAGAATATACTGGGTCACCTACTCCAACACCAACGCCCACACCAACACCGACTCCTACGCCTACACCAACTCCTACACCAACTCCGACTCCAACTCCTACACCTACACCATCTGGATGTATTGGAAATAGGCCATTCTTAGAATGTGAGTGTATAGATGGTATGTGGATATGCTAAAATAGATAGCTATAGTATGATTTTATTTAAGGAGTGTAATGAGCGAAATTGAAATTAAAACATTTGCATTTATTGTAGATGGTGATGTAGTTGGAACAATTCACATCCCAAATACTTCTGCAAATCATGAAAGACTTTGGGCTGGATTATCTTCTAATCCAGTAGTTGTTGAGTCAACAAATACTCCTGGCGTTCAGTTTGGTTGGACATACGCTGACGGCCAGTTCTCTTCAAATTAAGGGTAGTTGTGTCTGAAATTTCTCCTTGGCAAAAATGGAAGTCAAATCTAGGCGAAACAAGGCCGTGGGACCTTGTTAATCCAAATTCAGAATGGGCTGATATCAGTGTATCGGAAGAAAGATACTCTATCTGTCAAAAATGCCCAGAGCTTTTATCTTTAACAAAGCAATGTAAAAAGTGTGGGTGTTTTATGGCAGCAAAAACTAAGTTAGCTAATGCAACTTGTCCTTTAGGAAAATGGTAATGAGCAAAAAAGAACTAGCACCTGGAATTATTGTATACTCAGATGTTATTTCTGGGTATCAAAACTTAATTGATGACATCGAAGCCTCCGTGAATACAGGTGCTATATCATGGTCACCTGCATATGTAAAATCTACTGGAGAAAGTGAGTTAAACAAGTCTACAAGGGATACAATGACAATTGGTGTTTCTTATATGGAAAATCCAGAGATTGATTTATCAAGTGTTTATGCTGCATTCAATACATCTCTTTCAAAATTATTTTATGATAACTTTTCTTTAGTAGAATCTGACTATAAAAATGAGTTTGGAATATTTACAACTTGGCATGATTCCTACGGCATCCTTAAGTATGGCGTGGGTCAAAAGTTTACAAACCATATTGATGACCATCCAGACTATCACAGAAGGGTTTCTTTTGTGTATTACATGAACGACGACTACGAAGGTGGGGAAATCAACTTTCCTAGATTTAATGTATCTTATAAACCACAAGCTAACGAGATGATAGTTTTCCCATCTACATATGTGTATAATCATTCTGTAAATGAGGTTACAGATGGAACAAGGTATGCGGTGGTAAGTTGGGCAAGGTAAAAGACCCTATCGTTATTGATAGCCTGCTAAGCAAAGATGACTACTCTAAACTTATGGGGTTATTTGGAAATCCAAAAAGATTTGAGTTTCAGCAAGGATTATCTAGGTATGTTGTTGCTAATAACTCTATACCAGAGCTAGGTACTTTCGCAGAATATTTAGTTCCAGTAGCAAGAAAGGTTTTTCAGAGCGAAACTCTATTACCCACATACACACTTTTTTCCCATTATGAAGGTAGCGATCCAGCACCAAGCCTCTATAGACATAAAGATGACAATGCCTGTACATATACTCTAGACATGTGCCTATATCAGACAGAACCTTGGGACTTGTATGTAGATGGAAAGGCTTATACTCTTAGTCCGAACCAAGCTCTTGCATATTATGGAAATGATCAAGAACATTGGAGAGAAGATTTTCCAAACCCAGGTCAACAGCACGTAGCCATGATATTTTTTCATTTTGCAGAGCCCGATCACTGGTTTTTTACAAAGGGCCCATCATACCTATCTGTGATTAGAAAAGAAATATCAGAAGAGCACTGGAAAAATAATATTTAGGATTCTAGTTACAGATTAATTAAATACCTTATTTTTTGCTGCATTTTCTGTAGACCAGGCATTCCAGTCTTTACCACCATTAGACATCTGGTATGCAATCTGAGCACTAATCAATGGATTGTACAAATCCTCATTAGACTTTAGCCCATACTTTTTTCTACGATCAGGACCCATAGAGCCAGTCATATTAATTTGAAATAGTCCATAGCAATTACTAGACTTATTAAGTGCCATTGGTCTGTTAGTAGATTCATGAAATGCAATGGCTTTTGCCATCTTTAGTCCGTTACCAGAAAAACCAGCTTGTCTAAGGATTGAGTCAAGCTCTTTCTCAGACAGCTGGGTCTTCCTGTCGTAATTAGCTTCCACAAGCTCATAGGAGCCACGTTCAAAGCTAATGGTATAATTTGGAACAAGAAGGGTCTGAGTCGCTGAGAAATGATCCTCATCGATCTGGGATACATTTGCGGTAGTTAGACTAGCCACAAGACTTATAGTTCCAATAATTGCAGTTGTTTTCATAATTAATTCTCTATAACTCTAATAAAGGAAATCTCACTTTGAGAAAACCATCCGTCTGTTAGTTTGATCTTTTCTGTTCTTGTTCCTGGCTTCTTAGAATGAATTACCACTCCATCACCAGCATAAATGCCTACGTGAAAATACTTCTTAGAGTTAAGATGCTTAAATCCAACTATGTCTCCAATTTGGGGGGTATCTACATAGTATCCAGCATTCTTAGCCTGCTTGCTAGCAGAGTGGTCAAGAGTAATACCAAGACCCTCATAGAACCATCTAGTCAATCCAGAACAGTCCCATCCAGAAGGAGAAGATCCGCTAAATACATACCAGGTCTTTCCAACATACTTCTCTAGCTGAACAAGCCTATCTTGAAGAGCCTGCCTATTGGTAACTCTTTCCTTCTGAGCCTTTTGTTGTTCAGCTATATTTTTTAAAGCTTCAGCAGCTTGCTGCTCAAGTCTTGTTTGTGTCTTGCTTGTTTCAATTATTAGAGACATAGTCTCAATTGTTGGCTTTGTTGTATATTTATTTGTACTTAATGATTTATGGTCATCAGCCACGGTAGCTGCAGAACAGCCAAGTAATACTACTACCGCTCCTAGTATTGCAACTTTTT